CCAGAAAGTGAAGAGGAGTTAGAGCTTCATATGCAGCTAGATTATAAAGACTCTGTTGAAATAGCAGAAGAAGAAGCTATTAACAATGTATTTGATCATAATAAATATGAACTAATAAAGAAAAGATTAGATTACGATATAGCTGTTATTGGTATGGGAGCTGTTAAAAATGAGTTTACAACATCAGAGGGAATAAATATAAAATATGTGGACCCAGCTGATTTAGTTTATTCATATACAGAGTCACCACATTTTGATGATATATATTATGTAGGAGAGATTAGAAAAGTGTCTGTAGTAGATTTAAAAAAGCAATATCCTGATTTAACAGATGAAGATATAAGAAGAGATGTTGAGGGCCAAGGAACAAATGCTAAATTGTATAACAAGTCATATGCAGGCAAAGACAATGAAGATAATTCTCATGCTTATGTGTTGTATTTTGAATATAAGACATACAAAGATCAAGTACATAAAATAAAAGAAACTTCTTCAGGAGCTGACAAAGCTATTAAAAAAGATGATGACTTTAATCCTCCTAAAGATTCTAGGTCTAGGTTTACTAAAGAATCAAGAACAATAGAGGTCATTTATGAAGGTGCTAAAATAGTTGGTACTAATAAATTATTAAGATGGCAGTTGGCAGAAAACATGACAAGACCAAAGTCAGATACAGTTAAAGCTCAATTTAGTTATAATATTGTTGCACCTAGAATGTATAAAGGAAGAGTTGAGTCTCTTGTGAGTAGAATGACAACGTTTGCTGATATGATTCAATTAACACATTTAAAACTACAGCAAGTGTTATCGAGAATGGTCCCTGATGGTGTTTATTTAGATGCAGATGGTATTGCTGAAATAGATTTAGGTAATGGTACTAATTACAACGCACAGGAAGCATTGAATATGTATTTTCAAACAGGTTCTGTTATTGGTAGATCAATGACACAAGATGGTGAATTTAACAATGGTAAAGTTCCAGTACAGGAATTACAATCCTCAGGCGCTAACGCAAAAATATCAAGTTTAATTAATTCATATAATTATTATTTACAAATGATAAGAGATGTGACCGGATTAAATGAAGCAAGAGATGGTTCAACACCAGATAAAAATGCTTTAGTAGGACTACAAAAAATTGCTGCTGCAAATTCAAATACAGCAACAAGACATATACTTCAAAGTGGTTTATACCTTACATTAAAAACAGCAGAGGCTATATCACTAAGAATATCAGATGTATTGGAGTTTAGCCCAACACGAAAATCCTTTATACAGGCTATTGGTAAATCAAACGTAGGTGCATTAAAAGAAATGAAAGATTTGCAACTTCATGATTTTGGTATATTTTTAGAATTATCACCAGATGAAGAAGAAAAGCAATTATTAGAAAACAATATACAAGTATCTTTACAAAAAGAACAAATTAATTTAGAAGATGCTATTGATGTTAGGGAAATAAGAAATTTAAAGCTTGCTAATCAATTATTAAAATTAAGAAGAAAACAAAAAGCGGAGCAGGATAGAGCTATACAACAGCAAAATATTCAAATGCAAACACAGTCTAATGCTCAAGCGGCCCAAGCAGCAGCACAAGCGGATATTCAAAAGCAACAAGCAATAACTCAAAGCAAAGGGCAATTAGCGCAAATGCAAGCACAATTAGATACGCAAAAATTAGAAAAAGAAGCGGAAATTAAAATGATGCTGATGGAAAAAGAATTCCAAATGAACATGCAACTTAAAGACGCTGATTTAAATGTAATTAAAGATAAAGAGAAGTTTAAAGAAGATAGGAAAGATGAAAGAACAAAAATACAAGCTTCTCAGCAATCTGAATTAATAGATCAAAGAAAAAACAATAAACCACCAAAAAAGTTTGAATCAGCAGGATTTGATAACTTGGGAGGATTTGGCTTAGAGCAGTTTGAGCCTAAATAAAAACTGCAAACACATTTTTATAATATTTTATCATGGAAGAAAACAAAGACGTCGTAGTTGACGAAACACCAACTGCCGCAGAAAAGGAAGAACAAGTACTTGAAGCAGCGGGAAAAGACACGGGTAAAACCGAAGACGGTATGTACAAAGTTGATTTAAGCAAACCGGCAGAACAAGAAACAGAACCTGTTCAAGAAGAACAAAAAGAAGAGGTTACTGAAGAAGCTCCAGAAGAAAATCAATTAACCTTGGAAGAGGTAATTGAAGAAGAAACAAACGAGGAGCCTAAAGAAGAGGTTAAAGAAGAAGTACAAGATTTACAAGAAGAAGTAGAAGAAGCTGTACAAACCTCACAAGATACAGGAATAGAATTACCAGAAAACATTCAAAAAGTTGTAGACTTTATTAATGAGACTGGTGGAACGCTGGAGGATTATGTAAAAATTAATCAGGATTATTCTAGCATCGATGAATCTACTTTGTTATATCAATACTATAATCAAACTAAATCACATCTTACAAAAGATGAAATTGATTTTTTAATTGATGATAATTTTTCATTTGATGAAGAAGTTGATGAACAAAGAGATATTAAGCGTAAAAAACTCGCTTATAAAGAAGAAATTGCAAAAGCCAAAAGCTATTTAGAAGGGTTAAAGGACAAATATTACGAAGAAGTCAAGTTGGGTTCTAAGTTAACCGATGATCAACAAAAAGCAATTGAGTTTTTCAATACTTACAACGCTGAACAATCAGAACAAGCAAAGCTACAAGATGAGCAAGTTAATCATTTTAATAATGAATCTAAAAAAGTTTTCAATGACAATTTCAAAGGTTTTGAATTTGAAGTAGGAGACAAAAAGTATAGATACAATGTTAATGATAAACAAAAGGTTTTAGATAAGCAAGCAAATATATTAAACGTGCTAGATAAGTATATCAGTAAAGATAATATGTTACAAGACGCTAAAGGTTATCATAAAGCACTCTTCGTTGCGGACAATGCAGATGCAGTTGCAAATCATTTTTATGAACAAGGTAAAGCTGATGCTATAAAACAGTTAAATGCAGATTCAAAAAATATAAATATGGATCCGCGTAAAACTGGCACAGTTGAAACTGGAGGCTTAAAAATAAGAGCAATTTCTGGGGATGATAGTTCAAAGTTAAAAATTAAACTTAGAAAATAACTTTAAAAAAATAAATAAAAATGGCAGTAATAACTCCAACGGGTGGTACCAATTTAAACGCGGTACCAGCTCCAGTTAAACAAACGCTAGCAACAAACTACCTATCATTTACAGGTGGTGCTAACGATTGGTCACAGCAGTACTTACCAGATTTATACGAAGCAGAAGTTGAAAGATATGGAGACAGATCTATCGCTAGCTTCTTAAGAATGGTAGGTGCAGAAATGCCTATGACTTCTGATCAAATCATTTGGTCTGAGCAAGGTAGACTACACTTAACTTACACAGGTGCATTAAACACAGCAAATGGTCTTGTGACTATTGCAAATTCTGGCACTCACGCAGTAAGAGTAGGTCAAACAGTAAAAATTAAAGGTGGTGCATCAGGTAAAGTTGCTAACGCATACGTGTCAGCAATCGCAGCAGACAACACTACTTTAACGCTTAAGAGATACGATAAGGCATTATTTAGTACAGCTCCAGCATTTACAAACTCTGAAGCAGTAACAATTTTTGTTATTGGTTCTGAATTTGCAAAAGCTACGAACGGTATGACAGGTGCAGTAACGCCATCTTTCAAGTCGTTTACAAACAAGCCAATCATATTAAAAGATAAGTATGAGATTTCAGGATCTGATGCTTCTCAAGTAGGTTGGGTTGAAATTACAGGTGAAAACGGACAATCAGGTTACTTATGGTACCTAAAGGCAGAAGGTGATACAAGAACTAGATTCGAAGATTACTTAGAAATGTCTATGGTAGAAGGTGAATTAGCAGCGGCAGGTTCTGGTGCAGCAGGTGTCACTGGAATAGGTGGTACTGAAGGTTTATTCGCGGCAATCGAAGATAGAGGTCACGTAACTGCAGGTGTTGATGGAAACACAGCAACTGAAGATTTAGCTGACTTTGATGAGATTCTTAAGAAATTAGATACGCAAGGAGCAATTGAAGAAAACATGTTATTTGTAAACAGAGATGTTGCATTAAACATTGACGACATGCTTGCGGCTCAAAATTCTTATGGTTCAGGTGGTACATCTTACGGTGTTTTCTCAAACAGCGAAGATATGGCACTTAATTTAGGTTTCTCTGGTTTCAGAAGAGGTTCTTATGACTTCTACAAAACAGACTGGAAATACTTAAATGATATTACAACAGGTGGTTCATTCACTAACATTAGAGGTGTAGTGGTACCTGCTGGAACATCAACAGTTTACGATCAAACATTAGGTAAAAACATCAAAAGACCATTCCTTCATGTCAGATATAGAGCTTCTGAAGCTGATGACAGAAAGATGAAATCTTGGACTACAGGTTCTGTAGGTGGTGCGACTACTTCTGATCTAGACGCAATGGAGGTACACTATTTATCTGAAAGATGTTTAGTAGTACAAGGTGCTAATAACTTTATGTTATTAAACTAATCCTTATTTAATATGAGATTTCCCTGGCTTCGGCTGGGGATTCTTATATTTTTTTATTATTTAATCTTATTATATTATGGCAACAAAAGTAACAACAGCCCCTAAATGGGAGATAAAAGATAGAACATACTATCTTATGAGTGGAAAATCACCACTTACATACACAATTAAAAGTAAAAGTATATTTTGGTTTGACAAAGAAAAAGGCTTTGAAAGAGAACTAAAATACACGGTAAACCAAAAAACTTGTTTCGTAGACGAATTTAAAGGCGATGCAAGACTTGGTCATATAGTTTTTGAAGATGGTATATTAAATGTACCAAAAGAAAAACAAACTTTGCAAAAATTAATGTCATTATTTCACCCTCAAAGGGGCCAAATATTTGCAGAATTTGATGCAGAACAGGAAGCAGAAGATGATTTAGATATACTTGAATTAGAAATAGAAGCTTTAATGGTTGCAAAATCAATGGATATTGATCAAGCAGAAGCTGTTATAAGGTCTGAGGTTGGATCTGAGGTATCTAAGATGACTTCTAAGGAGATTAAAAGAGATTTATTACTATTTGCTAAGAATGAACCACAACTCTTCTTAGAACTAGCTAATGATGATGATATTAATATTAGGAATATGGCTTTAAAAGCCTCTGAACTTGGAATATTAAGATTATCTGAAGATCAAAGAACATTTAAGTGGGCAAAAACTGACAAGAAAATTATGACAGTTCCATTTGATGAACATCCTTATTCCGCTTTTACAGCTTTCTTAAAAACAGATGAGGGCTTAGAAGTTTATAAATCAATTGAAAAAAGACTAAAATAAAGTCTCATTATAGTGATAGCCACTGTAATGGTGGCTATTATTATAATAAAAAATAAAAAATGATTAATATAAATACAGTTTATCAAAAAGTGCTTGCTATTATAAACAAAGAAAATAGAGGATATTTGACTCCGCAAGAGTTCAATCTTTTTGCTAATCAAGCTCAAGCTGAAATTTTTGAGCAGTATTTTTTTGATTTAAATCAATACAAAAGAGTAGCACCTAATGACACTGAATATGCTGATTTATACAAAATAACTAATGAAAAACTAAGTAAGTTTAAAAAGTCCGCATCAGTATCATACATGACGGACCATTTTCATTTACCAACTGATCTACATAAATTAGGAACTGTAATATACAACAATACAACACCTGTTGAAGAAATTGATAAGAAAAACTTATTAGAATATCAATTATCAAAACTAACAGCGCCTACAGCTAATAATCCCGTATATGTTCAAAACATATCAAATATTTCAAACCACTGGGGGTTAATAATTTATCCAAGTACTATAAACACAAACATATCAATAACGTATGTTAGAAAACCAGTAACGCCTCAATGGGGTTATACCTCAGTAGACAGCACAGCTTTATATAATGCAGGGCAATCACAAGATTTTGAATTGCATCCTTCAGAAGAAACAAATGTTGTATTAAAAATATTATTATATGCAGGCGTTAGTATTAAAGATCCTAATATAGCTCAAGTAGCAGATGCAAAAGAAACTAAAAAAATAACACAAGAAAAATCTTAATAAATGGGACTAATAACACAAACAGCTAAAGAGTACTACACGGTAGCTAATAATTTTACTGGTGACGGTTCTAACAAAAATTTTACTGTTACATTTGACCCATTACCAGCTATAGAAAATGATTTTGTGGTATATCAAGCGGGAAATGAAATTGATGATGACCAATATGCTTATGTTGCTAATACAGGTGTAATAACATTTACAACTGCGCCAGCCAATGGAACAGCAATACAAGTTAAGTTAAAAAACATAAAGCATGGTAGTTATAGATATATTGCTTTAAATGATATTGTAAACAACTTTATGGTTTCATACGTAGGAGATGGTAAAATTATTGATAAAGCAAGAAAACTTGACGTACTGTTTCATACTAAAAGAGCAATACAAGAATTTAGCTATGATGTATCAAGGGTTGAAAAAATACAAGAAATAGAAGTAGGGGCATCACTTACAATACCAATGCCACAAGATTACGTTAATTATACACAATTAGCATGGATAGACGGAGATGGATTAGAAAGAGTAATATATCCTTCAAAGATAACTTCAAGGCCATCACAAGCAATATTACAAGATGATACGGCTGAATACTTATATGATAATGACGAAACATTATTAACAGCTACATCCTTAACTACAGAAAGATTTAAAAATGTACCAACTACAGAATTAAATGATGATTACTTTTATTCAGACAATGACAGAAATGCAATGCTGGGCGAAGGTAAAAGATTTGGTATAGATCCAGAAACTACACAAATAAACGGTGTATTTATAATAGATGAAGCAAACGGTCAGTTTGGATTCAGCAGTAATTTAGCAGGAAAAGTTATAACATTAAAATATGTTTCAGACGGACTTGGTACTGATAATGAAATGCAAATACATAAATTAGCTGAAGAAGCAATATATAAATACATAGCTCATGCGGTATTATCTGCAAAAGCAAACATTCCAGAATACATAGTAAATAGATTTAGAAGAGAAAGAAGAGCAGCAATGCGTAATGCTAAATTAAGATTATCCAACCTTAAATTAAAAGAGCTTACTCAGGTAATGAGAGGTAAGTCTAAGCAGATTAAACATTAATACATGCCAGAAATAAAAAACGCTTTCCTAAGTGGAAAAATGAATACAGACCTCGATGAGAGATTACTCCCTGAAGGTGAGTACAGAGATGCTTCTAATATTCAAATAGCTAGTACAGAAGGTTCTGATGTAGGTACTGTTCAAAATATAGTGGGTAATAAAATTGTTGCTGATACTATTGCGGGTGGTAAATGTGCTGGTATTATTGAAAATACAGAAACCGATAAAATATACGTTTTTATAAAAGGTACTTCTGTAGACGGTATAATAGAATACGACCCTACAAGTAATACACATAGGCCTTTAATATTAGATGCAAGGCCAATATTAACTAAAGTATTAAATTTTCCTGTAAATGATGATGATTCTATTAAAAAAATAACTGGTATAACTATATTAGATAATTTTTTAATATTTACTGATAACGAATCTGAACCTAAAATTCTTGATATATCAGATACTTCATTACTTTTTAATTCTTTAAATAGCACAAGTTTATATAATTATACAAGTAAAATAAACGGCATTAATTTTACAGAAGAGGATATTACTTTAATAACTAAAAAACCTGATAAAGCACTAGATGTTAAAATAAAAGTTTCTGCTATTACTAAAACAAACGAGCCAATCTTTGAAAATAAATTTGTGAGATTTGCTTATAGATTTAAATTTAATAATGGCCAAAGATCCCCAATATCTCCTTTTACACAACCAGTATTTTTACCTAGCGAAACTAATTCATACGATATAGACGAGGGTTTTAATAACCAAATGGAAAATAATATTGAAGCTGCTAAGTTATCGGGTTTTGAAGTAACCCATAATTCTTTAGAGGGCATTGAAATTATTTATAAAGAATCAAAAAATACTAATATATATCTTTATGATTTAATAACCAAAGCTGAAGCAATAACCGCTAATACTTCTGGTTAT